TTATCACAGACCCCTCTTTCTCTGATGTTGATGGTCCTTGCGATTCTTTGGCTCCTCGTCAAGTTTGCGCTCCTCGTAATGCTCTTCCTGAGACAACCCTTTACGTGCCTCTTCAATTCTGGTTCTGCACCAACCCTGGTCTTGCTCTCCCTTTGATTGCTCTTCAATACCACGAGGTCAAGATTAACCTTGATATCAGACCCATTGATGAGTGCTTGTGGGCTGTTACCACTTTGAACTGCAACCAAAATCCTTACATGGGTGCTTCTGAGCAATACACTGTTGGACGACCTGTTCCTGCCACTATTGCTTACAATCAATCTTTGGTTGCTGCTTCTTTGTATGTTGACTATGTCTTCTTGGACACTGATGAGCGCAGACGCATGGCCCAAAATCCTCACGAGTATTTGATTACACAACTTCAATTCACTGGTGACGAGTCTGTTGGTTCTTCTTCCAACAAGATTAAGTTGAACTTCAATCACCCCGTGAAGGAGCTCATCTGGGTCGTTCAACCCGACCAAAACGTGGATTATTGCTCTTCTTTGACTTGCGATGCCCTTTTGTTCAAGGTGCTTGGTGCTCAACCCTTCAACTACACTGATGCTATTGATGCTCTTCCTAACGCTGTCCATGCTTTCGGAGGCCCTGCCTCTATTGCTGCTGACAGCCGAGCTTTCATTGATGCTCGTGGTCTTTTCCAAGACGCTGGTGCTCTTGATTACCAACCTGGTGATTTCGCTTCCACTGGTTTCACCGGATACTGGCACGGACCTTCCAATCCTTACAATGAGGCTAATCTTGGTGGACCCGCTGTTCCATTACCTACTACTAGCGACCTTTACACATCTGGTTCTCATTTGGAAAATTCTGGTGTGTCTGATGCTGGTACATTCGTGCTTGCCGAGACCTCTTTGGACATGCATTGCTGGGGCCAAAACCCCGTTGTCACTGCTAAGCTCCAATTGAACGGCCAAGACCGATTCTCTGAGCGTGAAGGTTCTTACTTCTCTTGGGTCCAACCTTACCAAGCCCACACCAGATGCCCTGATGAAGGTATTAACGTGTACAGCTTTGCCTTGAGACCCGAGGAGCACCAACCCAGCGGCACGTGCAACTTCTCCAGAATTGATAACGCCACACTTCAATTGGTGCTCTCCAACGCTACCGTTGAGGGAACCAAGACTGCTAAGGTCCGTGTGTATGCTACCAATTACAACGTGCTCAGAATTATGAGCGGTATGGGAGGCCTCGCTTATAGTAATTAAACACCTTATATCGTGTCATTTTTTATACAATTTAATATTAATAAATTTAATATTAAATAACGCTTTTTAAATATTAAAGCAAAAAACAATAAAAGATGCTTTACAAGCAAAAATACTATATATCATTTAAATAACTTAAATAAAGGGTGTTATATATAGTATAACAACCAATGGATATAGTAAAAGCGTTTAATTCAAATGATTTACACACTGAAATTATAATTAAAGGAGATGTTCAAAACCCTTTATTTCGTGCTAGTGATATTGGACTTGTATTAGATATGGGAAATATTAGAACAACAATTAATGATTTTAATGAAACTGAAAAGGTAGTCCATAGTATGGACACCCCTGGAGGTTTACAAAATGTTACATTTCTTACTGAAAAAGGGTTATACAAAGTATTATTTAAATCACGAAAACCAATTGCTGAAAAATTTCAAAATTGGGTATGTGAAATAATCAAAGAACTTCGTTTAAAAGGAACATATGATTTAGAACAACAATTAAAGAAAACCAAAATTGAGTTAACACAAATAGAAGACAAAAAGAAAAAAGAATATGATATACAATTAGCAAAAGAAAAAATTTTAGAAAGAGAAAAAGTACTATTAAAAGAATTTGAAACCATAGGTTCTATTTTTTATATAATAAAGGTAAAAACATTTGAAAATGGACAATATATTGTAAAAATAGGAGAAAGTAGAATAGGTATATTAGGTAGATATAAAGAACATAAATATAAATATGACGAATGCTTATTACTTGATTGTTTTCTAGTAAATAGAAGTAAAGACTTTGAAACTTTTATAAAAGATAATGAAAATATTAGTCCAAACAATGTGAGAGATTTACCAGGTCATGAAAGTGATACAGAATTATTTTTAATTGGTAAAAATCTTTCTTATAAAACATTATTAAATTTAGTAAATAATAATACAAAATATTTTAATGACAACAATAATGAAGTTAAAAAGTTAGAACTTGAATTAGAAATTTTAAAACTAAGAGAAAATTCATCAACACAATCCAATAATGATAATGAAAATATAAAAGAACTTTTAAAAATGGTTAATACTCTTAACACAAAAATTAATAATTTAGAAAAAATCAATAAAGAAATACTAGAAAAATTAAATTCACAACAAACTAAAGTAGTAACAGGATTTAGTGAACCTCTTGTAACTCTAGGTCCAAGATTACAAAAAATTAATCCAGAAACACTACAATTAATTAAAGTATATGAAACCATTGCGGAGTGTATGAAAGAAAATAGTGACATAAAACGTCCAAGCATTAATAAGGCTATTGAAGAATGTACAATATATAATGGTTTTAGATGGTTATTAGTTGATAGAAGTTTAGATCCAAATATTATATTAAATATTAAACCAACAAAGATAACAAGAGCACAAAATCTAGGATATATTGCGAAATTAAATAAGGAAAAAACAGAAATATTAAATGTTTATTTAGATAGAAAAACTGCCGCCGCAGAAAATGGCTATTCATCTTCTTCCGCATTAGATAATCCTGTTAAAAATTATACAATAACAAACGGACATTATTATGCGTTGTATGATAGTTGCGAAGAGGATTTAAAACAGGAATTCATATCAAAAAATAATAACAAAGAACTTTTATTATACAAAAATGGTGTTGGACAATATGATTCCCAAAATAATTTAATCCAAGAGTTTTTATGTAAGTATGATTGTATAAAGTCTCTCCATATAAGCGATAAAACATTAGAAAAATCATTAACAAAAAATATATTGTATAATGGAAACTATTTTAAATATCTTGGTTGTAAAACTAAATGTTTTTAAAATAAAATTAAATTATAATTTAAAAATATAATTTTAAATTATAAAAATGCAAGCCAAAATTGATGAATTAGAAAGTCAGATGAATGTTTGCGACCCATCAAAAGTTATACCTCAGTTAGCAACCGCATTGTACTTATTCGAAACAAAAAAAGGCGGACAATCATTTAAAAAAGCCTTGAAAGATTCAAGTCCACACGCATATTATAAAATTTATTTGGAACCGCTATTTAACGCACTACAACTTGCTGGAGCTCTTTATCAAGGTGATAACATTGATTTATATAATGAATATCAAGAAATTAATTCAAGATTTTGTAATATAATGATGGATAGAGCTGGTTATTATTATGATTCAGGACCAAGATTTAAACAAAAAGCAGTTCTATTTGCTTTACAAAAATTAATGAAAAACGATTTGTCATTTGGTAAAATATTTTTGATTAAAGAAAAACATTTAATAATTAACAAAGAAACTGGTGAAGTTGAAATAGACCATGCAGCACATAAAGAATCATTTATCAAATTAATTAAAAGAAAAAAAGAAAACGGAGATGATATAACATATATAAAAGGAATTTATAAAGATTTTTATGGAGAAGAAATACAAATATAATAAATAAAAAAATATTTTTATTGTTTTATTTATTTTGAAATACTAATATATTTATTAATTATTTAATTTTCTTCATCTTCATAATGGTCTTCATCTTCATTACTAGAATTAGTAATATCATCTTCCTCAGTTTCTTCATCTTCACTAGGGTCTAAAATATACGCTCCTCCATTCCAAATAACTTTATCACTATTGAATAACTTATTCATATTAATAACTTCAGGTTTATCAGTTTCAGTAGTAAGCAATTTCAAGATTTGACTGTCATCTCTGAACCTAACTGTGTAATTTTGTTGAATATTAAATCTACCAACACGTCCAAGAGCTTGAACAATTTTTTCCTGAGTAAGATTCAAATCTTTACTCAAATAAGCGTGACAAAACTGATAATTTGTACCATAAATGTAATCAGTATCCGCAATAATCATATATAATTTTTGTGAATCTGCCAATTTTTTCATAATTTCAGTGTATCTAATATTTTTATGATTAGTAAAAACTCCAATACCCATCATAAGTAAAATCTTCCAGCTATCTTCAATTCCGTGTAATAACATTATTTCACTAACAATTGATTCTTCAATATTGCTTGTAAAAGCATCACTTGTATTTAATCCTTCAGCCCATTTAGCTAAATGAAGGATTTTATTGGGAACAAAAGTGTCATTTAGTGTAGCTATCTTTATCATTGACCTGATTATGCCAATTTCATTATTAATTTCTGATGTAGTCCCTTTGGTACTATCTTTGTCTTTATCCTTTGGGTCTTTGGATGGTTCTCTAGTTAATTTTCTTGGGTCTTTTGATGATTTATTTCTGCCTTTTAATTTATTTCCCTGGTCAAAAATTGCTTTATCAGCTTGCTCTGAAATATCTTCTAGATTTTTTTCTAATACATTTAGTCTTTCATTTAATGAATTATTAAATTCTATTTTTTCTAATAAATCTGTCATTACACTAGCTGGAATACTAGCTTGTTGAATACAAAACTTAGCTATTTTTTCAACATCACTTGATAAGAATATTGTAGGTCCATCTGTTAATGTAAACGCATCCTTAGTAGTAACATAAATTCCAGGATTTTGATTTTGTGGTGCTTGACTAGATTTTAAAATTTTATTTCCTTTAGGGTCAATCAAATTGTTTGACCTTATTCTAGGTTCTCTTAAAACTCTACAGCCATTATAAACGGCTCCCCAAGTCCCATCAATTATATTTTGTAACAAGTTAATATAATAAATTTTAATACTTGTCATGTTAATATCACCAAGCTCCAAAAACACTCTATTAATTTTCATTCTTTTACTACAATAATCATTTTTGTTTACCAAACTTATAAAGTTAACAACTTCTTTTAAGTCAAAATATCTTAGTAATGTTAAATGTTCTTGACAATGCCTCGCAATTTTTAAAACTTCAGAATAATCTTCGTTTAAATAATGCGGCAAAACTACATACCCATCTTTATTAATCAAAGGTATCGATTTTTTACAGTCGTGACTTACAATACTGAATACTTGTGCTCCTTCAAACTTGTTTTTAAAATCTGTTATAGTCTCTGTAAGCTCGTGAAGTTTTGGTAAAGTAGCAGATGATAATACCACATTAGGTACAAGATTTTTTTTCCAATTTCTTCTAATAATTTTGTGAAATTCGTGTTCTTCATAATCCATAGTAATAGTTGGTTCATCCCAGTATGTAATTAGACCATTAATATCTTCTACATCTTGTTCCATTCCGAATTGTTCATTTATTACTGTTTTTTTACAAAAAGCTTTCATATAATACATTGCTGGTAAATAGGATTTGATATCGCAAATCATAATTTCGACTTCACTTCCAACACTATTATCAACCTTTCCAATTCCTCCGGTTCTTTTATTTTTGGTATAAACTTTTGCCGCAAAATAGTGTAATCGAATATCGGCTGCGCTAGCACAACCAAAGGCAAATGCCACTTTTTTTCCGACTGATATGGCTGCCTTAGCTAATGCTAGCCCAACATGTCTAGCGGCACAAACAAATATTACTTTATGCGACTCGGATAATGCTAATGGAGATAGTGTTTTTCCAGTACCAGTTGGAGCTGTGTATAAGACAATCTTTGGACAGGGTTGTTTACAAATTGTAAAAATTTCTTTTTGATGTCCATACAACTCCATATCAGCATATTTTAATAAACTTACATTTTTTTCTATGAAGTCAACAGCATTTTCAACTATAACATTCATATCAATATCACTCTGAAAATTATCTAAAACAGAATTGATAATTGATAATATATGCCTGTTAATTTTTGTAATATTATTTCTAATTAGTTTGAATACAGTAAAATAGTGAAACATAAATAACTTATTATTTTTCTCAATTTCGCAAGCGAACTTTTCAGCGTATTTTATATATTTAAAATTTTCACATTTGGATTGAATAATTTTTTCTAAGTGAGAAATCAAAATATACTCAAAAATATCATCTTGAATTATGGTGTCGGTGTTATTTTTTTCAAGACGAATTTTATCAGCACTTTTAACTTTGATATCTGAACTAACAGATATCTTAATATAGTCAACATAGTATTTTTTTATTAGACCTTCTATTATAGAACGAAAATACTTATTATATAAATAATCTTCCATTTTCTCATTGTGTTCAATTTTCAAAAAGGATATTAGTGATTTTTGTTCATTCATTTTAATATTAACATCGCTAAATCCTGCGATAATTAATTTTAATATTTTCTGTTCTGATTGTGAAACAGGAACCTCAATTGAGTCCCATTCAGATTTATTAAGTTTTCGTTGGGTTAAATCCATTGTTAGTTTATTTAATATGATAATCTTTATATATATATATTTACATTTCAATTTTATTTATTAAAAAAATTGATTTACAAATAATATAAAAATAAAAAGATATCTAATAATATCAAATAAAGAATGTCAAATTTTCAAAGTGTAAAAATTATTTCTATTGATGGAAATATTGGTTCTGGAAAATCAACCCTTATGGGAAATTTAAAAGCCTATTTTAGTGATAATAAAAATGTTGTATTTTTAAAAGAACCTGTCGATGAATGGGAAACAATTACAGATGAAAATAGTATAACAATTCTAGAAAAGTTTTACGAAAACCCTTCAAAATATGGGTTTTCATTTCAAATAATGGCATATATTTCAAGGCTTGATGTCATAAGGCAAGAAATTAAAAAAAATCCAAGTGCTATTTTTATATCAGAACGTAGTTTATTTACAGATAAATTAGTATTCGCAAAAATGTTATTTGACTCTGGTAATATTGAGTTAGTTAACTATAAAATTTATTTAAAGTGGTTTGATACATTTGCGGATGATTTTCCAATTAGTAAAGTTATATATGTAAATACAAATCCAGAAATTTGCCATATGCGCATTGAAAAGCGCTCTAGAACAGGAGAGAGCAATATACCTTTAGAGTATTTACAAAACTGTCATAAATATCACAATGATATGTTAAATGTAAATTCTGTAGATTGTGTTTGTAAAAATCAGTTAGTATTAAATGGAAATGTTGATGTGTATGAAAATAAAGAACAAATAAATGAATGGATAGAACAAATTAATACATTTATCAATAATTAATAATTATTATATATTAATTTAATAATTAAATAATATATAATGGACACGCCAAATAATAATACAATAATTTTTACCATATCAAGAATGAATCCTCCAACACCAGGGCATTTATTATTAATACAAAAATTAATTGAAGAAGCTATACGACAAAATGTAGAAAAGGTTTTTATTATATTATCAAAAACGAATGATAATAATGAAAACCCAATAGATTGCCAAGAAAAAATAAATATATTAGGTGAAAATGTTAATGCTATGAACAATATGGTTCTTGGTTTAAAAAATAAAATGAAAACAGAATTAGAACGACAAGAATTAAATAATGAAAATATCAAAAATAAGATAGATAGAATGGAAGTTTTTTTTATTTGTGTTAGTCCAAACCAATTAAGTCCTATTTTTCCATTATATGATATTGTGAATGAACATTCTAATATAGAAAATTTAAATTTATTTATGATTGTTGGAGATGATAGAGCAGATTTTTTAGATACTATTGCTGATAGTTTTTTATTTAAAAATGAAAATATTAATTCTGTTGGTGGACAAATATTAGCAAGAGAAGATATGGATGCGTTTAAAAGATTATCTCCTCAAGAACTATCTGAAATTGATATTTCTGAAGTACCTATTTCTGCTTTTTCTGCTTCTTTTGTAAGAAAACTTGTAAAATTAGGAATGAAAGATAAATTTGATGATGTGTATAAACCTTATTTAAGCCAAGATAAAATAGACCACTTATACGAAATAATATCTGAAGGACTAACAAAACCTGATTCAAAATCAAAAAGTTCGGCCGTAAAACCACCAAAATATTCTTATCCAATTATTAGAGGAGATGACCAATTTAATGAAATAATGAGAAATATTCGTGAAAAGGCTCAAAAAAAAGCATCAAAAACAAAAAAAGGAGGAAGAAGAAAAAGAAAATCACATAAAAAATCAAGGAAATATAAAAAATCAAGGAAATATTAAATACAATTTAACTCTTTTTTGGGATTTTTATGTTGAATTTTAACTATTTTATCACTTATTAAAGGATTTAAATTTTCATTATCTAATTCAGTACTACTTTTTATTAATTTTTCAAACATTTTTTTATTAATATAAATATCTTGATGCTTGTAATCAACTTGAAAAAATGTTTTTTTTATTTTTGCTAATTTTGAAGTAATAAAGCTTTGTTTTTCCATTTTTGCTTCATTAAGATTATAAAAAACTACTTTAAATTTGTCATTATTTCCTCCTATAATAATTCTACAAATCGTATCACTATTTAAATAACGTTTTATTTCTTTATATAAATCAGTAACATTATTTGCCGCTCCCTTATATGATACACCTAAATACATACCATGATATTTAATATTTATTTTTCGTTTTTTTGTTTTATTTTTTAATTTACATAAAACTTTACTTGTTTTTTTTATATTTTTACAAGTAATTGCTACAAAATTCAAAGACTTGTCATAATCATCTGGAAAATAATATGAATTGTCAAATTTTTTACTGGTAATAGGCAATTTAGCGAAAGGGTCTCCATTTGTAATATATCTTTTAAACATTATTATTTTATTATGTATTAATTCATTGTATTTTTGAATTAAGGTACCATTCATTACACGTGGACTACCAAAAGTAATACATACAATTTTTAAATCTGGTTTATGTTTAATCCACAAATATGAAAAAATACTTGCGGCTCCTCCACCTAGTGAGTGCCCTGTTGTAACTATTTTAATTTTTGATGTTTTTAAAAAGTGTGTAGATAAATAATTGATAGATTCTTCAATCGAATAAAAAATTTCAGATATAATTTTAAATACACCAAGTAAATAACCATCATTTGAACCATGACAAATATTTTTTGGAGCAATAGAGCTAAGTTTTAAATAAGATAAGCCACTTTTTACTGAATATGTTCCTCGAAAACAAACAAAAATAGTATTCATTAATTTATTAGCAACAATATAAATACCAGAATAATTTGATGTTGAAATAGAGATATATTGAACATCTTCAGATGATAAATTATTTG